ATGTTTTCAAAAATCGAATCGGCTTGAGCAAATGCTTTTTGCTGATTGGTTGGTCCTCCAGGTCTTGAACTGCTAAAGGCTGCTTCTAAATCTCTGGCAAGTCCACCTCCAAAAATATAACCATTTGGGCCAAGTCCAACCGTGTCAAGCAAGCCTTCTGCGGCATTTGTTGCGTTCTCAATCAATGCTCCAATCAAGCGATTGATTGCACTGATTAAATCGCCCAGAATGTCAATCAGTGGGTCGATTGTGTCGAAGAGAATTTCAAAGCTTTTGTCGATGGCAGCAGCAACTTTTTCGTTACTCAAAATCAGCTTGGCAGCGGCTTCATCCAAGGATTTTGATTGAGCAATATTTGCGGCTCGGCTCGCGTTTGGACCTGCGCCAGAAACACCGGAAACAATCGCTCCTGCGGTGCGGTCAGTCAGACCAAACTGCTCTTTGAGGTAGTTGGTGGCTTGTTCTAAATAGGTGAGATTTTCTTTGTTCTGCTGGAGTTCGATTTTTCGTTTTTGAATGTTTGATTCAAGAAGTTTGTTCTCAAGATTAAGAAATCCCACTGCTTCTTTAAGAGGCACATTCTGTGCGCCTAGGATCTCAACTGTTTTCGTGTTTGAATTAACTGCTTCAGCAATTGCTTTAACTTGTTCGCCTCTAGTTTCTAGGATTGCATCTTCTAACTCTTTAATTTCTTCAAGACTGTTTATTTCCTGAATGTAGTTTGGGAATCCTCCAATTGCTGCGGTTACTCGCTCAGGTCCAATCGTAGGAAAGGCGTATTGTGAACCAGAAGGCGCAGCACCTCGAATGACTTGATCTAAATTTGCACCACTTCCACCAGTGGCTCGAGTTGTCAAGCCCAAGAAGTTGGATAGTTTGTCAATGCCGCTTGCTAGTCCGTCAATGAATCCAGTGAAGAATTTGCTCGCGCCTAGCTTGTCATCAATGGCTCCAATTAAAGAAGTGAAGCTATTGGCAACTCGCTGATTGGCTTGCTCAATCGTTGAGGCAGAACTGTTGGCTTGTTGGGTTAAGGCTTTCTGGCTGGCAAGAATAGCGTCAAAGAATTTCTTGTTACTGAGCTGTCCGTCTGTGACGAACTTTTTCAAACCTCCTGCGGTAAGTCCTAGCTGCTTTTCGACTTCTCGCAGCAAATTAGGCATTCCATCAATCAGAGAGTTGAACTCTTCGGCTTGAACTCTGGGACTGTTCAAGGCTTGCCCTAGCTGAAGCAATGCGCCTTGTGCAGATGCTGCTGAAGTGCCGGAAGCCTTCAGTGCAAGTCCTACGGTTTCGGTTAGGTTGATGAGGTCACGTTGACTTGCTCCCAATTGCTCGGCAGCAATACGAAGGCGAGAATAAAGCTGTCCAACGTCTTCAAGAGGCAATGCGGTTTTTTGTGCTACAAGAAAAAGTTGTTGCTGAACCGCAAGCTGCTGTACTAGCGAGTTTGTGGCAAGCTTGACGCGATTCTCAAACTGAGTCATTGCGTCAGATAACTGCGCTAGTTTTTGAACACTGATGGCAGCAAAGAAGGCAACCAATCCGGCCTTGGCCTTGTTGATGGCTCCTTCAAATTTTCTTGTGGCTTGTGCCGCTCTGTCGAATGACTGCGACGATTTGGTAAGTTCTCTCTCCAGCCTGCCCAAACGGTTAATGGCGTCACGAATCTCTAATTCAATTTCAATCGTGGATGCAGCGTTTGCCATTATCGTCGCTTTCGTGGTCTTGGGGAAGGTCGAGCGGTTGAAGACTTCTTCTTCTGCAAGTCTCGTTTGCGCTCGTTCTCTTTCTTGCGGTGACTCGTCACTTCTCGGTCAATCGTCACCAGTGCGGTGTAGACTTCAACCGTGTTGATTTCGGCTCTTCTCAGATAAGCGTCAATGGCTTCTTCGCGCAGAAAACCAATGTCAAAACCCAAGTCTCTGCCTGTGGTGTCCAAGTCTCTGAACGCCTGAACCGCTGCTAGGTTTCTCTCAGTCAGCGTCAGATTGTTTGGACAAACAGCACAAGGTGGCTCTTCGTCTTCTGTCCAGACATTGTCCGCTGATTTGCAACACCAAACCGCTTGGTATCTGTCGCCTTCCTGAATGCCATGCTCGGCTGAGTCACCTAGATAAGCCGCTCTTTCAAGAACCAGATCTAGGTAACTCTTTAATTTCCCTCTTCGTCATCGACTTTCGCCTGAGCCAAACGCATCAGCTTCAAACTAACATGCGTTGCCATCTTGTTGAGCGCAGCGTCTTCTCCAACAAAAAGACTTTTGTTCTCAACACTACAATCTTCATCAAATGACCAGGACTGCACACAAGGCACAAAAAGCTTACGAGCGAACATTAATGAATCAATTGTCTGCTTGCCTTTTTGTGTCTTCGTTGCTGCGTTGAGTGCCTCAGTCAAAAGCTTTTGGTGAGGTAAAACGCATTGAAAGGTTGCTTCCAGGTCCAGGTCTGCGTCATTGAAATCAATCGTGACTTCGTTTGCTCGCTGGACATCAAAAATAGATGGCATAAATAAATTATTTATAGATTAGAGAGAAAGCAGCCGCGTCAGTCGCAGAGGAGCCTTGAGTTAAGGCAAAGTCTACAGAAGCGGCTGCGGCTCCGTCTTGCTCTGTTCCGCTAATCGAAACGCGAGCAGAAGGAATGATGATTTGAACAATGCTGCCTGCGGTGTCGCCAACCTGAACGCCAATTGCGATTTGCTCCAATCGGGCAAACTGCTCGAATCGGTAGGCTTGTGCTGGCCTCATTACGAAATCAAAAGAACCCGTGACGGTAATGTCATTGCTGACATAAGCAGCGGCTGGGTACTTGTCTCCGGTCATTTCTGCAAGTCCAGGGTCACCAAGATTCTTAGAAACGCTCATCGAGAAGCCAGTGGCTAGAAACTCGTTAGCTGAATCAATCAAGCTTGCAGCTACGGTGTTCTGAGCGGCTAAGTACACTTGAGCGGCTGAAGTGGCGATTGGCTCGTAAGTGCTGAGAGTCGCGGCTGGCAGGTGAGGCACTAAGTAGTCAGTCGCGCTGACTGTGAAAGAGTCACCTGAAGCGGCTTGCACTCCAACCGTCGCGGTTGTTGTCGAAGGCGAGCTGATGGTTGCAGCACCTCCGGTGTTCACCTGTGAATCGCTTGAATCGTAAATGTCTACCAATTGCCCAGCAAAGAAATAATCTGCTGCGACTGCGTTTGAGGCAGGATCTAAGGTAACGGTGGCAGCCGAGGAATCGGTAACAGAGACGTCTGTTCCGGTTGCGTTCACTGGTCCAGAGTAGCGGATTCGAGAGGCGCGACAGTTTGCGGACATTGTGAAAACACCGTCTCGCGTAATGTCTACGCTAAAGCCTTCGACAACGGTTCCATTCGCCACATACAATTTATAGGTATCGACCAACTGCGACACTTGGAAGGTGTCGCTAACTCGGCTGAAGCTATATGTGACTGATGTTCCACCAGAAACCGTCTTAGTTCCAAAGGTCTTGGTCAAGAGTGTATCTTCTGCTGGTGCAGTTCCGGCTGAAGCTGAAGGCTTGACTAGAAACGGAATATCAAAGGTTGCTCGCTCGGCATAGTTTACGAAACTTCTGTTCTGAAGCAGGCGAGTGCCAACCTCAGAAATATCTGAAGTGTTGAAAGTTTGCGATAGCGCCAAAGGTTCAGTGGTTGTAAATCCGTCAGAAGCGGAAACTGCGACATAACTGCCAGCAGTTGACTCGGTTGTAATATACGGTTGAGAACTTCTTAACCGTAGATACCTGTCAGGAATCGCCATAATGTCTCCTTATTATTCGACATCGTTGTCAGTTGTACGGTAAAGAATCTCATACCGTAATGTGGCTATGAAAAACTCACTTTCGGCAGACGCTTGCCTTATCTGCGTATCAGTGATTCGGGAATCTATCGCTAACCCGTTCAGCGTTTGATCGTTTGCCATTGCTTCCTCGACTTCAACGGTCACTTGGTCGAGTGTGCTTTCTGCGCTGTTGCCTTTGGCTACTGCTTCAATTGATAAATCGAGTGTTCGTTGTTGCCTGTTCTGAATCCCAATCTCCAAGCGTTCAATGCTTTCTGAATTCGCGTAAATCAGCAGTCCAGGCAAATCAGTCGTTGCGATTGGATAAGTGCGCGAAAGAAAAACATTCGAGCCAGTGGTTGACAATCCGGTCAGAACCGTTTGGATTCTTGCTTTGATTTGCGCTCGTTTATGCGCCATTACACACCCAACATGATTTGCGTCATTCCGGTTCCATCCGGCTGAATGCCTCGAACCGTGTAGCTGACTGCGCTGATTGTCAGAGTGTCGCCATGCGCTAGGCTCGAAACGTCAGCGGTTCTTGCCAGCAGTGTTGGCTCTGAGCTTTCGACTTCGCTTTCGTCTACATCAACTGCCAGAAAGTCATTGTCAAAAATGCCTGTGAAGGTGCTTGCGTCCGCCTTTGTCACGGTTGTGCCGTAATCTGCGAGCATGGCTGTTCGATCAGCAGCAGTTTCAACGCTCATTTGGCTTTAGGCTTTCGTGCTGTTTTTGTGGTTCGCGTGGTCACTGGTGGCGCTTCTGCTTCGTCTAAGCCTTTGGCCCGATTCTCATAAACAACCGCTTTGCCCATGTTGACCAATTGATTGGCTTCAGTTGGGTCCACTGAAATGACTTGCCCCACTCGAACAGGTCCACCGTTCGCCACGGTTCCTCGGATGATTTGAATCTTCATACGAATATTCTCTGAAGTCGTTCGTTGTAGGTCACGATTCGCCCAGGATTTTGCAATTGGTCCCGTGCTTCTATCCACTTACCTTGTTGGTCTTCCTGAACTCTTGTTGGCTTTTTGTCTAAATCCCACTGATGCCAGTAGCGCCTTGGTCCGGTGTAGAAATCGACACCGCAAACATGAATTTCTGAGTAGCCGAAAAAGTCTGCCGTCCAGAGTGCTTCTGGTCCGCTGAGTCGTATGAATGGGACAATTCCGCCATGAATATCTTTGTCTCTTAGATTCTTTGGGTCATGGTGCACAATCGCTGGTGAATCGTATTCCTGAAGGTGTTTGACCATCCGAACGTCATGCGCGTAGCACCAGGCAAGTTCCCCAAGAAAAAGTAAGCCGTGATTATTGACTCCGGCTAAGTCGTAAGCTTTTGAACCTATCCGCGCCTTGGCTTGCGCCAAATCGCTAGGCGCAGACGGTCCACCACAAAGAAGAATACAAGGTCGAGCGTTACCCCAACCTTGCAACTCATCTAGCTGATACACTCAGCTTACGGTCACGTCCTGCGCGGCTGCGAAAGATTCAGCGTGGGCAACCGCAATGTCGCAATCTTGATAGAAGTAAAGATTGGTCGTTGCTGTTCCTGCACTGCCATACGGATCTACGAGAACGTCGAGCGCTGAGAAGAAGCCAATGTACAGATCGCTAAAGTTCCCGAAAATCAGCGAGTACGGTGAACTTGAAGGCGCTTGAGTTGTCTGAACAACCGGATAACCCATCAAGGAATCAGGCCCAGACATAATCATTCGACTGTCTGTAGAAGCAGCAACCAAGGTTTGCATCAGTTTGCCGACAACTGCCGGATGTGTGACCCATCGCAGGTTGCCAAGCAGTGCGTTGTCCTGCGAAACCTCGGTCATAATGTCAACGACATTTCCGTAAGTTAAGTTCGCGTTGCCGCTGGTTCCGCCAGATTCAACGTCACCAATCCCAGAAGTCCCAAGGATTCCGGTTGGCTCGTTTGAACCTCCGCCTTTTATCGCAACATTGTCAATTTTGGCTGCGAAAATTCGGACCATGTTATTGCGAATCAACTGCTCTACGCTTGGGTCAGACTGAATCATCAGTTCGCGAGTTACGGCAACCTTGTTTGCCAAAAGCTTTGGCGTCATCGTCACTTGAGCGAAGTCTGGCTCACTGTTTCCAACGCTTCCGCCTTCCGCAATAAATGCCGCTGCGGTGCTGGTGCTGATTTTGGGAATCGCAACATTTCCTTGCAAACCGTTCAGAACCGTTGCGCCCACTTGCCCAAGGATGCTGGTTGAAATCAGTGCATCAATGAATCGGTCTCCTCGGTAGTCCTCTGGAACGATATTTGAGCCTGCGCCAAAAGTTGCGCCTGCCGCGGTTGATACCGTTCGAGTCTGCCAACCCCAATCCGGCACAAAAAAGCCTTTTGGTTGTCTTTTCTGTGTCTTCGCGAGTTCCTGGCTGATTTCCATTTCAAAACCAGCTTTTGACCAATCCTTCTGATCTGCGGCTCGAATCGCTCGCACCAAGCTGTAGTTGCGCTTCTCTTTCGGTGAGGCGTCAACGCTGAAGTCGATTGGCTTGCTGGTCTTCTTCTCAAGCAGCATGGCTTGAAATTCAGCTAGGCTTTTCTCTTCCTGAAGTGCGCGAAAAGCTAGGTCATACTC